AAGGCCTTGCGAATAGTTGCCGTGTCGGTCTTTAACCCTGATTCGAATGTCATACGTATGACCAAGCTCACACCCACTGATAACGATTTGGCCATCACCGTTACCGCCGTACTTCCAGTCGCTTGCCCCTTCTTTATACCATCCTTCGGCTGTATCGAAGCTCGTAATTTGCGGCGGAGCAAAAGTCGCAATAACGTCGAAAGACGAAACGCCGTCACCTAAGTCGTAATATTTCGTATATACGGCAAGGTCTCGAACTTCAGGAATGTAATACGGCTGTATCGTATACTCAATAGCCTGCACTTCGGAAAGGTCTTGTTCGTTAGATCCGAACATATTCACTGAAGCGCACTTAATCCAAATCTTCTTGCCGACATCTTCCGTGCGGTACGGAGCGTGAAACAGTGCTTCATCGATACGGACGCACTGCGAACCGTCAGCATGATTATTGGCGGTTGTGGCGTATTGGCCACGCACCAGGCCTGTAAGTAAATACCGCACGTCAGGCTGAAGAGTCGCCCCTTCATAGCTAAGGCATTCTCCGTCAATCCAAATAAGCGTGTTGCCCCGTTGTGCGTCGATAGCCGATCCACCACGAAGCTCACCGGAAAAGAGTTCAACCGTGCAACTCGTCGCTTCGGCTGTCATAGCTGCGGCTAGTCGTCCAATACGTGCCTGTGCCGTAATCTTACCGGCTTCTTTATACGCATCGCCCGTGTCTGATACCCACACAGTGCAACCGCCCCATCCGGACGGAGCCGTTACACCTAATAACAACTCGTTCCCTGACACATCCCCAGGTGTCTGTACGATTGCGTAATGGTCAATGACAGGAGCCGGAACATTATAATCAGTAAACGGCCGTTCGTTCTCATGTACGTCGTACCGTGCCGGTGCGTATGTGCCAGGCGGCTTTCCTTCTGCTGTGATTTCAAGCTCACCGTCAGCCGCTTCATTAACAGCCGTAATAACAACGACTTGCCTGTCTAGTTGGCATAGCTCATCAGTAAGCGTCACGAGGTCTCCAGGCTCAAGGCGGCAAAACGCCCAATCCAAATGAAACGTGTACTGGTTCTTGCTGTACAGTCGTTTCATGGCTAATTGTTCAGCGTAATACTGCGCTCTCTTTTTTGTATATAAGTAGTGTGCAGTCTTTTTGCTTGCAGGCTTCATACCGTTCTTTTGAACATCTGCCACCACTTCAAAAGATACCGTCTCTTTTTCGTACCCGTTGGCACGGTTAATGAATTCAACAGTAGCTTGGTTATACGTCTCCGAGCTGTCTTTACGCTTATATATAACGAGTTGCCCGTCACTGCCAGGAATAAGGTCGTCAGCCGTAAGGTTGTATTGGATTTCTTTTTTAGGATTCCAGTCACCAACAGCTTTATCGGCTAGAGGTACAATCTTTAGCCGGTCATCAGACCAGAAAAGGTAACAATTTGTAATTTCGGCGATATCGTTAATGATTTGCTGTGCCTTTTTCGCCGACTCATCAGGCGGTGTCGAGATAAGGATGTCGGCGGCTGCACAATACTTACGGAAGTTCTCAATGCCCTCGATTTTGACATCCTCGATTCCTGCCGCCTTTAGCACATATAGAATATAGTCCGCAGGATTCACGTCGACCCCGTCGCCTGTCTCGAGAAGTTTCCCCTTAACCTCAAAATTATACGTCGGAAGGCTGCCACGATTCCCAAGGTCAACAACCCCTGCCATATATGCCAATCCGCTGTACGGCAGTGCCTTTTCAGGATGCTTACTTATTACATATGTCCACGGCTCTTGCCCGTATTCGCCTTTATAAAGGGATAACTGAATGTCGGCTTGAGGATACTCATAGACTTCCTTATCCTTCCAAACCTTACCAATACCGGCTATAGGTCCTTCACACAAAGCAATGGCTGCGGCCACAGTATACGTATAGTCTATTTCCGTGTGCTTTGAGCCACCGCCTTTACCGGTGCGACTTGTGTGTTTATGTTCGTGCGCCGTGAAATCATCCCAATAGATGATATTGCCCGATACCCTGGTTGTCCCAAGGACTTCAGGTACCGTTTCGCCGTATGACGCACTATTTATTTGGAAATCGCCGATAATATCGGCTCGATTCGTTGTATTGTTTTTCTTAAACAGAAAACCCATTAAGCTGCGCCCCCTTTCTTCGGATTGAAGCGATACACGGCACGAAGCCTTGATTTACCTCGGTTATCGTAAAACAGAATATCATCGACATTCGAGATAATAACGCCAAGGTCAACGAAGGCGTGAACGACCTTGCCATTCCCGATATATACCGCCCCATGACTCACGCACCGACCGTATTGATACAGCAAAAAGTCGCCGATTTGAGGTTCTCCATGAACTTCGTCGGCGACTTGCTGTATATACTTTAAATACTTTTCTTCAGAACGATGTAAATGCCATTCGTTTGAATAGCTTTCTATCTGTAATTGGTCCTTGGTAATCATGCCCGATTCGACAAGTGACGCAACAAGAAGGTATGCACAGTCGACTCCGTGATCCTTGGCCATGGCATTATTAACGTACGGAGTACCGAGCCATTTAAGAGCGGCTTCTGCGATTTTTTGCCCTGCATTCTTCATCGTATTGTCTCCTTCAACGGAACATACGGAGTAGCTCTGTTTCGTGCGAAATTATCGAATTTCTTCTTACATGTTTCAGGCGTTTTATCACATCCAGGATAAATATAGGCTTCGCTTCCAATAGTTGCCTGCGTATCGCTCGGACTCATATACATAACGGTACCGTTCGAGCTGCTCATTATCTGAGTCGATTGCCCTGCAAGAGGACCCGACACCCATTCGATACCACCGGCATTGTAATAACCGTCTTCAAACGGTACATCTATTCCGACGGTGTTTACACCTGTAAGTGCCGTTACTTTCATTCGCTTACGGTACTTTTTAATGTCGACACCGCACTCCTTGGAATACACGCAATAAGGGCATTGCGGATAGTACCGCTTACTCGGAAACTCTGTATTGAGCTTCTGCACGACAGACTTCACGTCAAGTGTTATCGTAAGGCCACCGCCTTGCTTTACCTCGACCGTGCCAGTAAAGATATCTACAGCGTCAATTAGCGTTCCGTCTTGCTTAAAGAACGCTCGTTTAAGCTCCATGGTAGCTCCGTCAAGACCGCCGTTATGAGCAACCGCCAGTATCGGCACACCGCCTATTTGGTCATGCTTATCGCACGATACCGAAACGGACAGCTTATCAACCGCCACATCGGAATGTGTTGAGGTCTTGTTACGAGTAATGACAGGCCCGTCTGCACGGTATAAGCGGCCACCGTGACTTACGTTTGCGTCTGTATCTGTCCAGTAATACGCCATGCCGCTTTGGAGTCTAAGGGCATATAAGTCGCAACTGCGGAACGACTTTGCCGTATTCAAGTGTTGAGTTAATGCTTCTCCTGCCTGTTTCATTGCACGGTCACCAACTTAAAGGATTTTGATTTATACACGTCTTTATATTCAAGCTCTGCCGTAAAGTCGCCACTAAGCAACACCTTCCAATAGTACGTGTAATCGGCTGTGATGACAGCGTCAGGCGATACGGTATCACTCGTCCGAATCGTGCCACCGTCTACAGTCACGTTCTCAACAGGAACACCGTCAGCATAGAGCTTTACGTTTTCCACGTATACAACAGGCTCTGTATAATCACCGAACCGCCGCACTGCTTGCCATTCGCCTTGACTACCCTTGCCTAGGACAATACCTTTTTCTTCGTTATCTTCAGGGTCAAGCCACAAGAAAGGCTCTGTGCCGCCTTGAATTTGTGACACAAAGCCCATCATTTTCTTATACTCTTCAGGTTTGAGGTATGCGAATTCCGTCGTAATCGTGTACTGCGGATACCGCCACGTCGTCATGGTTCGTACTCTTCCGGATCCGCTACGTTTAGATTTTGTATCCCAGTGCTGCATTTTAGACGACTTCCACGCAAGCGACTTAATACGAGGGAATTTCTTCAATTTTTCCATGTTCTACCACACTCCCGACGTACCGATAAATTCACGGTCTTGGTTAACGGTGAACTGCCTTAATACTCGGCCACCTTTCGATTCGAGCCAATTGCCGAAGGACTCGGCATCAAGTGCTGATACGTTCAGCGTTATACCGCCTGCCGCACCACCGTTTGCCCTGGCAATACCGGCACCCATTTCATTATACGTCTGCGTCGATAACGGAATGACCGCTTCGGGGTATTTGCCCTCGCCAATTTCGGCATATGTACGGCCTACTGCCACACCACCACTTGCCATGTGTAAATTCGGAGCGCTTCCCATAAGTGTGTTTTTTGCTTGCATGGCAAGTCCTGCGGCTGCACCAATTGCCGACTGTGCCGTCCATGCCGCCATGCCCGTTGTTGCCGATACGCCACCAGTTGCCATCGCTACCTGCTGTGCGAGTGTCGTCCAAGGCGGTATTTGAGCATTGGCCGCTGCAACGCTTGCAGCCGTTTCTTGCTGTTGAAGTGTCTTTCCGAGAATGGCCTGCTTAAGCCTTGCCGCCGCCCAATTTGCAACATAATCGGCCAGGGATTTAATAAGGGCCTTGCCGATATTCTCGAACGCTTTACCTAGGCTTGTCGTTCCTTGAAGAAGTCCGGATAACCCCTCTTGAAGTGCGTCAATCCCGGACATCATGGCCCCCATCCACATTTCTTGTGTGTTGAAGTATGAATCCATCACAGCCTGCTGATATTCGTCCAACATTTCTTTACGGAGGTTGTAATTGTCTTGAGTCATAACGTATTCGTCAGTCAAGGCTTGCTGTAAAGACGCAAAGTTCTGTGTCCGTAAGGCTTCGTCAATGGCCCACTTCTCTTCGGACATCTGTCGATATAAGTCGTTACGCTTTAGCAGATATTCCTGTTCCTGTGCCAGGAGTTCTTTATTCTTTTCGGCCTCGAATGTAATTTCATTCTTCCCGACAATCTCATATGCAATGCCGTTAGCGTCAAGGGCCGCCTTGTATTCGGCTTGTTGCTGTTTGGTCATCTTGATATATTCATCAGAAAAGCCTTGCCACTTGTCCGTAATACTGTTTACCGCTTCTTCATGGTCTTTTTCGAGCTGTGTAAGCGGTGAAGCACTACCTGTCGAATCCTTCGTGCTAATCGAGAAGTTAAAATCCTTAGCCATATCACGGACTTTATTCCACACTTCACGAATTGCTTCTTGCTCTTCGTGTTCGGCCTGGATACGCTTTTCAGCGTAAATGGCCTGGAGATTCGTCAAATCTTCCTGGTAGTGTTCGTTAGCGTCTTTGGACTTGTTAAGTTCTTCCAGTTCCTTTTTATACTGAAGCTCAACTAACTCGCTCTGCTTGCCGAACATCTCGAGGTAGTTCTGTTGAATTTGCTCATGGATCCGTTTAGCTTCTTCGGCTAATTGGTTCCCGGCACTACCTGCACCGCCGCCACCGCCGCCTGAGCCACCTGACCCACCGCCGCCACCGGCACCTCCGGCATCGTAACCGCCGCCACCGCCGCCGTCAATTTCACCGCCACCACCGCCAGACAATGCGTTAAACACATCTCCGGCTACGGATTTAATAGTATCGCCAGCAGCCTGTGCTTCTTCAGGACTAATGCCTTCAATATTATTAATAGCCGAGAAATCAAAGTCGAATACCGAGGCAAGTTTGGCTCCAACGCCGTTTACAGCGTTAATCAGCTTGTTAATAAGAGCGATAATCTGATTAATCGCCCAGGCCACGGTATGAACGAGCGTTTCCCACACTGCCGATGCGGTTTCTCCGAATCCCTGAGTCGCTGCGGCACATGTACCGAGAACTCCGGCCAAAACGGACAATATCGTAATAACAATGCCTACAGGGTTGGCCCTCATAATTGCGTTCATAACCTTAGTTGCGGCCCCTAGTGCCATTGTTCCGACTTTCGCCAGGTTAAGAGTACCGGATAAGGCCATCATGACGCCTCTTACTCCGGCTGTTGCAATAGCACTGGCTATCATGGCCGCCTTAAGCTGAATGGACGCAAGCGTAACGCCTATGGTCGCAATCCTGGACGCTACCATTTGTCCCTTATATAAGGCCTGTGCTGTGGCCGCCGCCTTAGTCGCTACCGATACGGCTAATATGGCCGTCTTCCAAGTCGTGAATGCTACCGCAACCCCGGCAATTATAGGCTTGATTTGATTGCCTATTCCAATAATGACGGAAAAAGCCGACTTAATAACCGAAGCCACGGTCCTTACGATTACGCTTAACGCCGAGAAGGCCGCCTTTATGGCCGCAATGGCAACTTGTGCAGCCGCCGACATTACCTTAAAGGATATTCCGATCCCCTCGACAATGGCCTGGAAATCGCTCGAAGCGGTTATGGAGCTGAGTTGTTCAAGGACGGGCTGAAAAGCCTGCAGGGCCTGATTAGAGAGTTGTTGTCCAATTTCGGCGAACGTCATCGGTATTTCAGCAAACTTGGCGTTCGTTTCTTCAGCACTGTTGAAAAGCGCTTCTTTGATAACATCGGCCGTAATAAGACCTTGCGATGACATTTCTTTTAATTGTCCGACGGTCATACCCATTTGCTGAGCAATCGCCTGCGCGAGCATGGGGGCATTTTCCATAATGGAATGGAATTCATCGCCCTGCAATTTGCCCGCCGCCATAGCCTGAGTTAACTGATACATGGCTGCTGTCGATTCCTGAACGCTGGCCCCAGAGATTTTAAACTGTTTATTTAACTGTTCGACAAAGGCTATCGCTTCATCATTCGAACTGAAAGCATCCTTAGCAAGCATGTTCAGCTTAGCCACACTGTCGGCCATTTCGACGTAACCACCACGGGACCGCTGTGCTGCCGCATAGACCTTGTCCATGATTTCGGTCGTCGTCTGCGTACCGTCGTTAATAAGATTGATGCGGGACTTAAGCTGTGCCATTTGGTCAGCCGTGTCGGATACCTTCCCGGCAAGCTGAGCTACTTCTTGAGCGACTAAAGCTACACCTGCCGCCGCCCCTGCCATAGGCATCATCTTTAAAGCCTTCTTGGCGATACCGCCCATTTTTTCGCCCAGGGCATTTTCGAGCTTACTACCGACTCGGTCAATCGCCTGCTCGGCACTTGAGCTGTCGCCTTTTATCTTGACGTGAATATTTGCGTCTGCCATTACAACTCACCCCCTTCTTCAAGCCATTCTCTCATAAATTCCATTTCCTCTTTTTTACGATCCAGTCGTGTCGGCGGATGTAAATCCTTCATAATGTCCTTCACTTTAATTTGGTTCTTCTTATCGAGCTGAACGTTAACAATAAGCGACGTCATATACGCCGTTCTGGCGTCTTCAATACGAGTCCGAAGGTCATACCCTTGAACCATCTTTTCAAACTCCATAGGCGTAAGCTCATAGAATTCTGACGGCCTTAAAGCCAAGATACTATAAGCCACTTTTTCGGCTTTTCGTACCCATAATGCAAAAGAAGAGGGGGCATTATGCCCCCCGTTTAGTTTTTTACTGCTTCGTCTTCTTCGGCTTCGATTTCGGCATCATCTTCGGGTGTCTTTTCTTCAGGGAATGCCATGAAGTATGCTTTTTTACCGAGAATACCACTGCCTGTAATGGCCTTAACAATCGGCATCATGATGTCGTTTAATTCAACCTCACCGCTATCGAACAGCTCCTGCAAGCGGTCTGCATAGAACTGAGTGCTGCGACGGCCATACTGACGAAGGCCAATTTCATATGCGGTTATGATGTCCGATAAGGACAATTGCTGAATAGCATTATAAATCGGTTTACCGACTGCCGATTCAAATTCAGCCAGGCGTTGAATATTAAAGTATAAGCGTTCACCCTTGCCGAAGAAGTCACATTTAATCTGTTTCATGGTTTTATATATTCCCCTCTCTAAGCTTTCTTTAATTCAGATAAAGGCCCGATGCCTGCCAAGGTACCCTTATAAGACGCCACATCATCATGCGGGGCTTCAATGGAAAGTTCCGTGATAGACGCCCAACCGGTTACATAAGACTTGTCAGGGTACTCGAATTTAAGGTGTACAGGTTGGTCTTTAAGGAAGGCGTCGTTCAACGCTTCCAATCCGTCATCGTTAGCCATGAGTAATGTATCTAATTCAATGCTCCATTCCTTAAGACCGGGCAATGTAGACTTCCAACCGCCAGAGTCTTTGTGCGATGCGTCGATAGAGTCGGCTTTGCGGCTGATAGAGCCGCCCTTCTGACCGCCGATTTTAGTCCATACCGCACCCGTCGTTTCGTCGGTGCCTGTGTTTAAATAGATAAAATAATTTTTACCCACCGTCGCTAAAGAATTAGCTGCAGACGGTGCCAGTGCTTTTTTCGGTGTTGATGCCGGCATTAGTATATTCCTCCTTCACGAGTCAAATCAAAAAGGCGACACTCAATTGTATACTGCGATCCGAGAAACGGCCGCAATGCGTCGAGGTCGCCCGCTTTCTGTTTAACTTTTAAATCTAAAATCTGATAGTTACTGCCATTAAGTACGCATATATCCTCATTCAGTGAACCAACGGCTTGCCGCATTTGCTTTAAAGCTGCGTCGATTTGCCCCTCAAGCTCACTAATGCGAGCGTATCCAACGGATAAATCCGGGTCGTCATTTCGTACCCAGGCTTCAAGATAAATCGTAACAAGAAGCTCGTTTTCGGCACTTTCATCGTTTGCCATTTCGGATCCTCGAATAAGCATGATTTTGCCGATTTCATCGACGTCAGCATACTGCGGCATGACCGCCCCAAATTGTACAGGTCCGGATACCTTGCAAGCCGTAAGAACGTCCTGAATCCTCTTTAAAAGCTCAAACCACATTATCATATTAGCTACCCCCTGAAGATTTCACACGACCGATAACCGGAATACTGCGTCGGGTCGCCTGTAAGGTCTTTGGGTGTAATCGAGCCTTCAAGCTCCTTTATTCGGCCCTGGATATATGCAAGCTTCTTGCCGTAAAAGTCGTCCGTTTCGCCGCCACGCCCAGGAGCTCTAGTCAAGCCATATGCCTTTCGCACACAAACCTCACGATACGTATACAGCGTTACAAGCTCATCAGCCACAAAGCTACGGATAACCTTCGCTTGCTCAACTCCAAGACGCTGTGCGAACAAATACAGCCACTTTTCGGCAATGGCGAGGTCATTACGACTGACATTCTTCCCGAGAAGTTCGTCAGAAAATGTCATTTCGGCCAAGTCATATAACATGTGCATTCACTCCCTTTAAAATTTGAATTCAATCTCACATGCTTGGCCATTACTATACTTTTGTTCAATGGCATCACATATGTCTTTAGTGGCAAGCTTGGTATACTGGCCGAATAGCTTAATGATGTCCGGCCTTTTCGTATCTAGCGCTCTATACAAGAACGGATCCATGCGATTACCGGGATGAAGAACATTTTTTGCGAACAAAAACGAGTTGCCGCCAGTCGGGACCCATCTCAAGGCCTTACGATTCTTCGGCCGTATCATGTGCGGCCGTGTGCCTTCATGAACGAACGGACCATAATCGGCCAAGCCCTCATCAAGATATACAACGGCACTCTTGTCGGTTAGCATTCGCATGTCAATAGACCGAGTCAAATCGCCCGTTCGTGACGTGTAGTTGTGATGCGTTTGTGCTTCATCCTGGACTTCAATGGCCGAGGCCTTTACGGCCTGTCGAATTCTCTTGTCGAACACATCCCGACTGACGCCCATACTACTCGCCTGCCTGTTCTGTTTCTTCAGCCGGTTGTTCTACGACTTCATCCTTCTTCGCCTTTGTCTTTTTCGGCTTTTCTTCGACCGTCTCCGTTTCTTCTGTCGGCTGTTCGTCCGCCACAAATCCTTCGGCAACTAACTGCTGAAGACGGTATTCAGAATCGGCGTACTGAACTTCATTAAGCCGAGTTACTCGAGTGTTCATACGGTACCTCCTTATGCTCCGGTATTGACGAATACGCCCTTAAGCTTGTTGCTCGGAATCCACAGGTCATGGAATTTTCTGTAATCAAGTTTCCAAGCGTCTGCCTTTTGGTTTTCGTCCGGAGTGAAGATGCGGACCTTATCCGTTTTAGACACTGCAATCGGCGCACGCTGCGCGATTACGATCCAGTTAATATCCTTCGCTTGAGTATCAGCCTTAAAGCCGCCTGCTTCCTGCCCACTTGTCGTGCCGTTGTTGAATACGTACTGCGTCTTCATGCGAGCAGACGGTACGCCAATAATAGGAATTTCATTGTACGTCCGTACTTTTGTCGTTACCGTACCGGCTGTAAAGTCACCCGTATCGATAAACTTTTGAATGCCTTTCGCATTGTTAAGAATCGTGCGTACCTTGCGATTCATGACAATAACAAGCGATTCGTCATCGCCTACAATATCCTGTACTGCCGTAATATCATCGTCGAGCTGTGCCAGGATATTATCGGCCGTCGGTGTAAACGTTGCCTTTTCTTGGCTTGCACCCTTAGCCAACGCCGCAATACGGCTATAACGATATGCGTCTACTTCGGGAACGACCTGTAAACGTTGGAACTCGCCCATAACATTACCGGAAGACGCCACAAAGTTCGTTTCGTCAACACTCATTGCGTCGAGCGAAAAGCTTCTGCCACGGTCCTGTGTAAGCTTATAGGTACCGAATTTCAGCGTAACTGCCCCTTGTACGAAGCCGCTGTCACGGTCGTATGTCGCAAGTCCTGCCGTCGAGATTTCGGGCATTTT